ACGTCTAGCTTACTTGTCTAGCTCAGGTGTTGATGGTGCTACCAGTACACTAACAACACTAGGCTCACGTGCAGCACAGCTTGCCAAGGAGTTGAACATTGGGGTGATCTTTATCTCTCAGGTCAATGACGATGGACGTACCAAGTATGCAGCAGCACTAGAAGAAGAAGCAATTATCTGTATCAAGATTGAACGTGATGTTGAAACTGATGATGAGATTCTGCAGAATACTACCAACTTTATTATTGACAAGAACAGACCGTTTGCTAAGTTGGGTAATGCAGGATCAGTTTACTACGATCCAGACACTACATTATTAAGTGAGGAAACCTACAATGAAAGGAGTGATATGGCAGCATGATTGTATTTGATATTGAGACCGATGGTCTTAACCCATCAAAGATCCATTGCCTTTCTTATACTAGGGACGGCAAGAAGCACAAGACACTTACCGATTATGAGCACATGAAACAGTTGTTGTTGAACGAAAAAGGTTTAGTAGGACACAACATTATGCGATACGACATACCAGTGCTTGAAAGAATACTTGATATCAAAATTAGGTCACGTCTGTATGACACCCTACCTATGTCATGGGTTATGAACTACGACAGGGGTAAGCATGGGCTTGATGGTTTTGGTGAAGACTTCGGAATACCTAAACCTGTTATTACTGATTGGTCTGAGCAACCTGTGGAAGTCTACATCCATCGGTGTGAAGAAGATGTTAAGATCAACTGGAAACTGTGGCAGAATTTACTTAAACGGTTTATGTTTGTGTACAAGGACAAGAAGAACCTTGACAAGTTCTTCGGTTATCTTTCGTTCAAGATGAACTGTGCCTATGCTGCAGAGCATGTTGGTTGGAAGCTTGACGTAGAGCTTGCTGAGTCCAGCATTGACAAACTCAAGGAGCAACAAGACCACAAGGTCAAGGAGCTACGTGAGGTCATGCCTATGCGTAAGGTTATGTCTGTCAAGACTAAGCCCAAGGTGTGCGTTAAGAAAGATGGCTCTGTGTCTGCTCACGGTCAACGTTGGTACAACTTATTAGCACAGCATGGGCTACCCCAAAGCTATGAGGGTGATGTAACTATAGTCAAGGGTGTTGAGGATTCTAATCCTAACTCACCTGAACAGGTCAAGGATTGGCTCTTTGGTCTAGGTTGGGAGCCTTGTACTTACAAGTTTGATAAGAACAAAGAGACAGGAGAAGAAAAGAAGATACCACAAGTCCGTAAGAATGGTGAGCTTACTAGGTCCGTTCAGATCTTAATTGATGACAACCCAGCAGTGGGTGTTCTTGATGGTCTGACTGTGATTCAACACAGGCTTGGCATCTTACACGGCTTCATACAGTGTCAAGACAATGGCTATCTCAAAGCTGGTGTCAAAGGTCTTACCAATACCTTACGCTTTAAGCATGTCAAACCTTTGGTCAATCTGCCCGGTGTTGACAAACCTTGGGGTAAAGAGATACGGGGTTGTCTGATTGCACCAGAGGGTTACACCTTGTGTGGTGCTGACATGACGTCTCTTGAAGACACAACCAAACGACACTATATGAAACCTTATGACCCTGACTACGTAGAGGAAATGTCACAGGAAGGTTTTGATCCACACCTTGACCTTGCTAAACATGCTGGTGCTGTTACTCAGGATCAGATTGACAAGCACAACTCAGGTGAGTCAAGCCTTAAGTCTTTACGTAAGAACTATAAGGTGGTGAACTACTCAGCCACCTATGGGGTAGGCGCAGCTAAACTGTCACGTGAGACAGGCATGTCTGTGAGTGAAGCATCAGCTCTACTTGATGCCTACTGGGAACGTAACTGGGCTGTCAAACAGTTTGCCGAAGATCAAAGGATCAGAAAGATTGACGGTGAAATGTGGGTACAGAATCCAGTGAGTAAGTTCTGGCACAACTTGCGATACGAAAAGGACGCCTTCTCTACTATCAATCAAAGTACGGGGGCTTACTGTTTCGACAAGTGGGTTGCACTATACCGTACCAAGAGGGGTAACATCATTGGACAATTCCATGATGAGAGTATTAACCTTGTTAAGAAAGGTGACGAATCAGAGCATACAAAAACTTTGATTTGGGCCATTGAAAAACTTAACGAAGAACTTAAATTAAATGTTGACTTAGGCATTGACGTGCAGTATGGTCAACGGTATAGTGAAATTCACTAATCAATGGAGGGCCAAATGGCTACACGTAAACTTAAACTAACTGGTATTGCTGAATGGGCAAAGGTGTTCACAGAGAACCGTGACATGCTAGGCTTTGAGGAAGCCTATGTAAGTTGTGATGGTGCTTGCACTATTGACCTGATCATGGACGATCAGAACATGGCATTACTTAAGGCTTCCAAGTCTATGAAGCGAGGTAAACCTGATCCTGAAGGACGAGGTACAATGGTACGCTTGGTGCGTAAGTATGACACAGGATATGATTGGGCTAGTGGACCACCCGTAGTGGTCAAAGCCGATGGATCAGAGTGGGACTTTGACACTGATGGCACCATTGGCAATGGTTCAACAGTAGAAGTGATTGTATCAGTCTATGATACCAAGATGAAGAGTATTGTAGGTACACGTCTTGACAAGGTTACAGTACTCAAGCATGTTCAGTACGAGTCACCTGATGATGATGTACAGTCAGTGCCACCACCTACTGAGTCAGCACCTCTAGAAGATTCAGAGGTGATGTTCTAATGATTCTTATTGATGGTGATATCATTGCTTATCGTGCAGGGTTTTCCTCAAATGATCTTGAAGCATCTGATGCAGAAGCTAAGGTGGATGAGCTGATAGACACCATCATTGAGGACACTGAGTTTATCTCTACGGATTACCAAGTGTACCTGACTGGTAAAGGTAACTTCCGTTTTGATATTGCTAAGACCTTGGAGTATAAGGGAAACCGTAAGGATGCTGCAAAGCCTATACACTTGCAGCACATACGGGATTATCTTACAACTAAGTATGAAGCTACTGTCAGCGAAGGCGAGGAAGCTGATGATCTGATTGCTATTGCAGCAACAAAGATAGGGATGAAGGCAGTAGTTGCATCCATAGACAAGGACATGCTACAGATACCATGTTTCCACTACAACTTAACTAGGCGTGAGCTTAGTGCTGTTGGAGAGTTCAGTGGTACTAAGTTCTTTTATACTCAAATACTTACAGGTGACAAAGCTGATAACATCAAGGGGCTGCATAGGTGTGGCCCTGTGAAAGCAGGTAAGATTCTTGCTGAGTGTGACACAGAGATGAAGCTGTGGGACGCTTGTCTTGAGGCTTACGAGGGTGACACAGAACGTGTCATTGAGAATGCTAGACTTCTATGGTTACGCAGAGAAGTAGGTCAACTATGGGAGCCACCTGTTGAGCAAGACAAGAACAGCTAAGGCTAAAGGTAGGACAGGTCAACAAGAGGTACGGGATAAGTTGCTTGAGACTTTCCCTGAGTTTGAGCCTGATGATATCAAGAGTACTACTATGGGCGACACAGGGGAAGACATACAGTTATCCCCCGCCGCCCGTAAGAAGATGCCAATAAGTATTGAGGTTAAACGCAGAAAGGGTGAGCTTAAGACTGTCTACGGATACATTGAGCAAGCCTCAAAGCATGGCAAAGGAGAGCCTGTAGTTTTCTTTCGTTCAGATAGAAAGCCTTGGGTTGTCATGGTAGGTATGAATCATTATGCTGAACTCCTTAGAAACTGGAAGAAAGAATAACCATGTCAATAAAAATATGGGACATACTACATGGCCCTATATCTAGGGAAGACAGTGAGGATGCTGATGATTATCCTGATGAGTGTGACCATATGTTAGTGTGCAAAGTAGAGATTGATGGAGAGCTAGTAGTTGCTGACTATTGGTTTGAAAACTACGAGGATGCTAACGAATGGGTCAAACACTTTAGTAAAAGCATTGAGCCACTTGAAGTAAATTATGGGGGTGAGTATGATACATAGCTTGACTTCTGTGATTTGTTTGGTATAACTAGGGGTTTCCGATGATGGAATATGAAGTTATATTGAACATAAAAGTAGACCCAACCTGTAACTATTTAGAGGTGGATGATAATGAAAGCTCAAGGGTAGTCCTTGAGTTGATACAAGATATGATCTATGAAATAGACGATCTTGTTATAGATAAAATAGAGGTGACAAGACATGACTAAAGTAACATTAGATGATGTAGAGTACGATTCAGATAACTTTACTGAAGCTCAACAGAATATTCTTGGAGAAATTAACTTCAATAATAATCTGTCAACTAATCTGAACTACCAACTATCTAGCCTGAAGGTTGTATCAGACTTACTTGTAGGTAAACTTAAAACATCTCTGACAGAAGAGGTAGCAGATGATAACTAAAGAAGACATGAAAGCCTTTCAAGACTACAGTGATTGGGTAGAAGATAAGATTGTCACCAGTCCAAGGGATAGGCTTATGGAGAATACATTAGGTCTTATGGGGGAAGCTGGTGAGGTAGCAGAGAAGATTAAGAAACGTATCCGTGATGACACCAAGGTAGAGCCTGAAGAGATTGTCAAGGAACTTGGTGATGTTATCTTTTATGCTACTGCCTTGTCTAACTTCTATGGTGCAAGCTTGGGTATTACCATTGCTGAGAACATGATGAAGCTAGATGGACGTGAGGCTAGAGGTACAATCAAGGGTAGCGGAGATGAAAGATAAAGATACAGCCAAACGTGCTGCTGAGTTAATGAGACCTATTGAGCAACAGATTATGATGTGTGACAGCAGAGAAGAAACCCTGTTGTTTGCATGTGCTTTGCTTGAAAGATCAAAGACTATCCTTGAAGCTCACATAGGGAAGAGAGGAAGAAGAGAACTATTTGTAATGGGAAACGAGCTATGAATAACAACTACCTACCTACTGACTATCAAACCTTTATTGCTACTAGCCGTTACGCTAGGTGGCTTGAGGATGAAGGCCGACGAGAAACATGGGGTGAGACTGTTCACCGTTACATGAGGCATATTGTCTATCAGGCTTTACCTAGTTTGGGTGAACCAGTAGATGACTATGACTACGGTGCATTAGAAATAAAAATACGTGATGCTATCCTTAGCCTTGAGGTCATGCCTAGTATGAGGTCAATGATGACAGCAGGTAAAGCAGCAGACAGAGATAACACTTGCATGTATAACTGTAGCTACCTACCCGTAGATGATCCTAAGTCTTTCGATGAGGCGATGTTCATCCTCCTTTGCGGGACGGGGGTTGGTTTCAGTGTTGAGCGTCAGTTCATTACTAAGCTCCCAGACGTTCCTGACCTTTTCCAAAGCGATACGACTGTCGTCATCAAGGATAGTAAAGAAGGGTGGGCGAAAGGACTCAGGCAAGTTTTGGCACTCCTATGGGCAGGTGAAATCCCTAAGTGGGATGTATCTAAAGTCCGTCCCGCCGGTGCTAGACTAAAGACATTCGGTGGCAGAGCATCTGGTCCTGCTCCGTTGATTGACCTGTTTAATTTTGCTGTAACTACTTTCAGACAAGCACAAGGACGTAAGTTGTCTAGTATAGAATGTCACGATCTAATGTGCAAGATCGGTGAGGTAGTTGTAGTAGGTGGTGTAAGACGTAGTGCTATGATCAGCCTGTCTAATCTGTCTGATGATCGTATGCGTCATGCTAAGTCAGGTAACTGGTGGGAGAATGCAGGGCATAGAGCCTTGGCTAATAATTCTGTGGCTTACACTGATAAGCCTGATAGTATGTCATTCATGCGTGAGTGGACAGCCCTTATGGAAAGTGGGAGTGGTGAACGTGGAGTCTTCAACAGAGAAGCATCAATTAAACAAGCTGCAAAGAATGGCCGTAGAGAGTCTTGCTATGAGTTCGGAACAAACCCCTGTTCGGAAATCATACTTAGGCCGAATCAGTTCTGCAATCTCACAGAAGTTGTTGTCCGTGCTAACGATAGTTTGGAAGACCTTACAAGAAAAGTCGGTATTGCAACTATACTTGGAACAATACAATCCACCTACACACACTTCCCATACCTGCGAAAAGTGTGGAACACAAATACATCAGCAGAACGTCTGCTTGGTGTGTCACTCACAGGGATAATGGATAACCCATTGCTGACCCTATCTAATCAGGGCTTGGCTAGTACATTGGAGCATCTTAAAAATGTGGCTATTTCTACTAACGCTGAGTGGGCTGACCGTCTTGGTATCCCTCATAGCACTGCTATTACTTGTGTCAAGCCCAGTGGAACAGTTTCCCAATTGGTTGACTCAGCTTCTGGCATTCATGCTCGTCACAGTCCCTATTATATCCGTACTGTGCGTGGAGATAATAAAGATCCACTGACTCAGTTTATGGTTGATCAGGGTATACCCAACGAGCCTGATGTTATGAAGCCTGATGCTACCACAGTGTTTAGTTTCCCTATGCAGTCTCCTATGGGTGCAGTTCATACTGCTGACATGACAGCCTTAGAACAACTAGAGATGTGGTTGATGTATCAACGTCATTGGTGTGAGCATAAGCCTAGTGTTACTATCAATGTCAAGCCTGATGAATGGTTTGAGGTAGGGGCATTTGTGTATAAACACTTTGATGAGATGAGTGGTGTGTCGTTCCTACCTTTCAATGAACACACATATCAACAGGCACCGTATCAAGAATGTACAAAAGAAGATTTCTACAACATGGTAGATGCATCACCTGCTAAGATTGATTGGACTAAGCTATCATCATACGAGCAAGAAGATAATACATCAGGGATGCAGACAATGGCATGTACTGGGGATGTGTGTGAAATGGTAGACATTACTTAAAGTAACCACCTGAGTATGTGGCTAAACTACTCCAAACAAGGAGAACTAAAATGATTTGGGTTTATGTAGTAGTTATGGCAATGGGTTCAGCCCCTGCAAAAGAAGATAAATTTATAGTACATGCAACTAATCTTGCTTTTTTAACCGAAGAGTCTTGCCAAGAGTGGCGAGAGTATGATATGCTACGCTTGTACAACACAAGACCAAATGAAAATGCCAAGGCTGTAAGCCAGTGTTTTTCTCTACCTCTATTTAAACAAGGAACTAAATCTTAATGGCTGTAAGAAAACGTTTTAACAGAGCATTGTATGAAGCATATGATGCTGCTGCTAAGGACAAACTTGTAACTTTACTTGAAGAAAAAGGACACACCATTGTAAACACAGAAGAAAACTACTATGTAGATGTGGTGTCACAAAAAGATGACTACACTTACTTCAATGAGGCAGAGGTAAAGGTAGCATGGGATGGTGACTGGCCTACACATTGGGCAGAGATTAGGATTCCAGAAAGGAAGCAGAGATTACTAGACAAGTATGATGGTGCTAATGGTGTACTAAATTTCTATATCTTCCGTAAAGATATGAAGCAATGCTGGCGCATCAAGGATACTTGTTTGACTAAAGAGAGTCTCAAAGAAGCTAAGGGTAGATACATACAGAAAGGTGAGCAGTTCTTCCACATCCCCTATACTAACGCAGAACTAATTGTACTAGAGAAAGAGAACAACAATGGCTAAATGGAAAGAGTTGGCTGTGGATATGGTAGAACATCCACCCCATTACAACGCAGCAGGTATTGAATGTATTGATGCTATGCAAGCTATGGCTGAGAATGCACCTGTTAGCGCACATGAAGCATACTGCTGGCAAAACTCTTTCAAGTATCTTTGGCGCTGGCCTTACAAGAATGGCTTGGAAGACTTGAAGAAAGCACGTTGGTACTTAGATAGACTTATCAGTGAGGTAGAAAAAGAATGAAGCCATACGATCAGGGCAGAGAAGCTTTTATTAAAGGCAAGTTAGGTAATCCCTACAAGATAGATACACGACCTAACAAAGATTGGGAGTTCGGTTTTAACACCGAGTATTTCAAGAACCTAGAAAAAGTAAAACAGTATGAGCAATCTAGAACAGGAAGCTAAGAAGTACACACGCAAGAAGCGTAACCCAGACATGATAAAACCCCTCACTGCCCGAAGGTATCTAGCAGGACAAGCTCTTGCTGGAATGCTTTCGAATAGTAGAGGGGCTTTAAATATGTCTGAGGTAAGGCGTTCAGCATATGAGTGGGCAGACTTTATGTTAGAGGATGAGTGTGATTAGTCTAGGCCAAAGCCTTGAATTATTGACCTATAATTATCCTTTTGTATAAGGACATTAATTAAGTTTAATTTTGACAGTGCGTCTTCTCTTTTGTACACATCCTCTAAACTACCAGTAATCCCTAGAAATTTCATTGCTTCTAGGGCTTTCTTTTTGTTGCTAGGTTTAGATAAAACTCTAAGCATGGTTAAACTTTCTGGCATGTGTCCATCCTCAAACAAAGCTTTAACATTACCTTGAACTTCTTTCTGCATATCAGCCACAATCTGTGCTTTTTTCTTTTGTTCCATCTCAAAGAAGTCAGGGTATTTATTTAGATATTTTATAGCAGCTACTTCAAAGTAAGGGTTGACCAAGCTTTGCATTTTTCTTTTAACAATAGCAGGGCCATCAAAATCTGTAGCTTTCCAACTAGACATACCTGCAGCATTCATCATCATCTCTGCAGAGATAGGTTCTCCTGATTGTCTAAACATAATTTGTTTACCTACACTTGTAGGTTTTGGTCTACCAAATGTATCAAGTTTTTTTGGTAAATCAGAGTATGCTTCTTCTGATCCAAAAGGTGTTACTCCCCCAACCAAACCATCAATATATTTTATATAACCTTGGTACTCGTACGGAACCATGTTTAAATCAGGTGCGCCACTTTGATCAGTAAACAGTTTGTAAAACTCGTTGACTGGTTCTACGTGTCTAGTAAGACCCTGACCAGCACGTGCTATAAAAGGTCCAATCACTGCGTCAACTATGCCAATATAATCATCATCTTGAATTTCTCTGGCAAGATTTTCTGCAAAAACATAGATACTTTGTTCAGTCAGACTTTCCATATCTCTAAGTGATTGACCACCTAATTGAGAAAGTAATTCTACAACTAAATCACGGGGCACTTTATCAAAGTTAAGGCTAGTAAGATTATCAAACTCTCCCATAGTAGCATGAGCTAAGATTTGAGCTGTCACT